ATAATCCTGGACTGAGTTAACTATTTCATCTGCGAGCTGGTCAATGCTAACTGTTTTAGACATCGCCATTCACCCTCTCGCAAGTGAGAATAGTTCTTGCGCCCATCTTTTGGCTGCGGATAATATTGTAGATGTCGCCATCGAATTTAATTTCTTTCTCGTCATCATACTCAATCGAACGAATTTCAAATTTAGCTTCCGGCCTTAATCCTTGACTAGCTGCATTATAATATTCTGATGACCCGATTGAATTTTCATTTACAAAAACTTTTCGCTCGGTACGTTCTTCAATTTCATTGCCCCAGTCATCCTGAGTGATAGTGGTTGAAATAAGATAGATTGTTTTGTTATATCTCATCTATTCCACCGCCGTATTATACTCTGATAGCATCGACATTTTATTTTTAAGATTTTCGTAAACTTCTAAAAACCTTTCAGCCTCTTCATTGTCATAACCGAAATGGCCTTTAGCATAGAGAATAATCGCATGCTTTGTCAGAGCGTCTGTTTCATCGATAACTTTTACCCCTGCAGTATTGAGATCAAGTTTGCAGGATTCGATTAATCCAGTTACCTCGCTATCATATGCTGTATTCGTTTCGCTAATTCTTAGAGCTTTTTTTACATCACCTAAGAGAGCCATTTAATCGCCCCCTTATACTATTAGATACACATTTACATTAGTGCCGTTCATTGCGCTATCTAATAACACTGTATTGTTTTCAATATTTGCAGAATCGACAGCAACAGTTGGGTGGGCTGATTCTAGTACATCGTTTCTATAAGCTTTTAGAACTGTGTCCCTTTCAAGTTTATAGGGCAGCCCCAATTTATTTGCGACCCCTACTTGAATTTCGTCAGCCCCTGCATTAGTCTCAACAGGAAGTTCGATGCTTGTTACAGTTTTAAAAGCTTTGTCTCCCTGGACTTCTGTATCGCCGTTAAGGGTAATTGTTTCGCTGATTGCATTATCGTCAATGTCAGTTCCGTTAATTACGATATCGCCAGCGACACTTGCTGCATTAGCTTTAATTTTTAAGTTTCTAGGAACATCCGGATCAGTAATTCCTTCAGTGATAGTCTGAGTTTCAGCAGTCAAGGCAGTAGTTCCTAAAACTCCTGCAATATCTTGAGCTTCAACTGGTCCTAAATCTAATTCTGCAATAGCTTTTAATTTTTCGCTAGTTCCCGCATCATTTTTCACTTTTCTATCTAGTTTATGGTTTAATGCTACATAACTCATTAATTTATACCTCCTTATAAAAAGGGCTAGCATAAGCCAGCCCTAATTATTATTTACCCTTTTTTGACTCTTAAGAATCCGTTCTGAGCATCTACATTACCACCTGCAAAGATTACACCTCTATGAGCAATCAGGCCCTCTTTGAATTTATAATCTGTTGATCTCTTAACATCTAAATCAGAGAAAATAGTCATTTTATAGTTAGAAAGTGGTCCATAAGCCATGGAGTACTCTCCAGCAGATACAGCATCATCAGAAATAGCTTTACAAGCAGAGTTGATAATATAGGGAACTCCGTCAATGGTTCCGGTGTTTCCATTATGAACTACATCATATACTTTTGTCCCGTCAGTATGCCTTAGTGTGGCGAATTCTTTTAAGTCAAGTTTGTTAAGAACTAATACAGCTTGGTCTTCAACATCTTCATCGCCGCCAAAACTATAAATAATCTCATCGAGTGTATTTTCATCAATTGAGGCAATTTGTTTATCTGTTGAAGGATCAATTGCATCTGCTCCATCATCAAAAATCCCTGTAAATTGATTAGTACCTCCGCCTCCAATTAAAATTTCTTTAGTCATTTTCTTTCTGCAGGCAATTCTAATTCCTTTCATAACTTCTGCATCATAATCAGCTGCAGGTAGCTTTTGAATTTCTTCTGTATCTTCGGCATAAGCAGTAATCTTAGACTTCTTAATTGTTGCATAACCCCAAGTAGGCTCAGCAGTAGTGGGTGTTCCTGCTTCGTCTGTATATCCACCTTCTCCATATCCTTTCATGTAAGGGCTTTCGTAGCTTTCTCCACCCGGCAGATTTTTAACAGAAACTCTATCTATCAAGCTAGAAACTTCATTAAATGTTGGTTTAATTCCATCGTCTTGATGATCAGGAAGTATTACATCCATAGAACCAACAGTCACAGATCGCTTTTCTTTCAGGTCCTTTCCTCTTTTTTCTGCTTTATCAACCTTTGGCTTTTCTTCCTTGGCGGATTCAATGCTTCTTACTTCTGTTTCACCGGCTTGAATACTTTCTGCAATTTTTTGGCGTTTTTCTTTTTCTCTTAATTCTTTTTTCTCATCTTGCAATTCTCTAACTTCTTTTTCCAGAGCTTCAATATCAACATCAGCCTCTTTATCATTTAATTTACTTCTAATTTCTTTTAGCCTTTTTTCAATCTCTTTTAATCTATCCATTATTTAATCATCTCCTTAAATTTTTGTTAAAAGAATAAGTTTTTTTCTTCTCTCTTTTTCATTTTTATAGCTTTTTAAACTTCTTAATTTAATTTCGCTGCTGGAATAAGCAGGAAATGTAGAAGGGCTAACTTCATGAATTTCAGCTTCCAAAACGGTTCTTTTAAGCATTGTTCTGCCTTCAACTTCTATTTCTGACCACTTATCATCAATAACTGTAAATGCAAATGAACTACCGTCAACATCACCTCTTTTAATACTTTCTAAAGCATCATCACCCCAGGAGTTATTGGGTAAATCAATATCATAATTTAAACCAGTAGAATCAGAGTTAAATCTTAAAGTTCCACTTTTAACACTTCCTAAAGGAAACTCAGATTTATGATTCCATAAAGCTTTTTGGCTTCTGTCCTGTAAACTTTTATCAAAAGCCCCTTGGGCAAATTCTTCTACAAATTCATCACCCCAATAATCAGTTAATATTTCTGAACGCTGATTATATTTAAGGGCGTAACCCCCAATAGTTCGGTTGTTTTCTTCATTTATTTCTCTGAGTTCGATATTAGTAGAACGGTTTCTAGTTTCTTTTTCATTCTTCATCTTCTTCGGTATCGTCATCTACAAATTCACCTCCTTCTACTGGTGCTGTATCTAATCTTCTGACTGGCTCATCCCCGCCTTTAATTGGTCCTAAGTTCATTACTTTGCGCCATTCATTTGGAGTTAACGCTCCTCTATCAACCATATTCAGCAGGTTGAGTTTTGTTTTCATTGAAGCATATTGCAAATTAGAGGCTTCAAAAATTATTTTATTTCCATAGCCTCGCTCTCTTTTGGTGAAAAAAACATTTGTAAAAGCATTTGAGAACTGAATTGCGATTGGCTCAATTTCTGATTCATAAAAAGAATTCCACTCGTCTTCATCATAGCTATTCATAACAATATTTTCATTTACACCAAAATAAGCGTAAAGTCGTTTAATTGAGCGATCCATTTGCGCTGCATTAGGAACATAATCATTTGGCTCAACTTGTTCAGCATCAAATTTTGGATCTGTCGCTGCAGCTCCTATTTCGTTTTCAATAGATAGATAATTATCGACAAATTTTTCTAATTCAACTTGTTTATCTTCTGGTCTAATAGCACTTTTAAATTTAAGCAGCCACCTAATAATCGCTCCATTTTTGATTGCGTTTATTACTGAATTATCTGTATTTGTTATTACTTCCATTAAATTTTGGAGCGCTTTATAATGGCCGTCTCCGAAAATGTCATGCTCATTAAAATCTTTTCTAAGATGAATAACATCTTCATAAGGAACCACTACATATTTACCAGTTCTAAACCAAAGTTTCATATACAATTCATTAGATTTGCTTTCTACTAATTCTGATCTGCTTACTGGAATAGGGTAAATTGCATTAATTTTAGTTCCATCTCTATCAATATAAGCAAAAGCATTGTGGTTAAGTTCTCTTTGAATTACCATTTTAGAGAGAAAATCCTGCATGCTCATATACGGATTTGGGTTTTCTAAAATTTCTCTAATTTGTGGCCTATCATTTACTTTGATGTTTTCCCCTGAACCTTCAATATGTTTAGGGTTGAGTTTACCTATCGCGTCAGACTTTGGCCTTATACAGGCTCTGACAATATCATTTTGCCAGACGTCTCCAGACCATGGAGAAAAATAATTGTTTGATGAACTTATTAGTTTAAAAGTTTGCGTAGTTTTATTTGTGTTTCCGTTTCCAAATATTTTGCTGAATAATCCCAAATAATCACCTCCTAAATCATATTCTTATAATCTTGCATTTTTTCTTGTAAAATTACATAAGCATCAAGCATAGCAGCTGTACCATCTATTCTTTTTCTTTGGTTCCGCTGTTTAGCTGGCTGAATATTAAGGTTTTTATCAATATCTACTGAAGTATTACTTAGGCACCATTTAGTTGTTGGATGATTGTTGTAATTTATTTTATTAGCTTTTAAGTCGGCCCCTAATTGTTTCATTGGGCCTGACAAAGTTTTTTTACCCTGGTGAACTTTAATCATAGCTTCTTTTCCGAAATACCCTTCCATTTCTTCAACCCAGTATCGAGCTGACCATGCATCATAACCAACCCAAGGTATATATATGTCTAATTTGTTTTGGACTTCTAAAAACCATTGTGTTACAAATTTAGGGTGTATTTTATTGCCTGGTGTTGTTCTTAATAAACCTTGTTTATACCAAGCATTATATGGGATTTTATCTTCACGCGATCGTTGTTCTAATAAGTCTTCAGGTAACCAATACATTGACAAAGCATATATTTGGCTGCTACCCGGAAGCATGAAAAGAACGCTTGCTGCAGTTAAATCAGTTGTTTCAGAAAGATCAGTTCCACCTATCCCATAACGAGGCTTTAACTCCTCAACATCGAAAGTTTCTGTATTATTTAATTCTTCAAAGTTTAACCAGGCTTCAGAAGATGTTTCCCTGATATTAAAATCTTTAGTTAATAAATTTTTGACTAATAAAGGGTTGTTTTGTGCTTTATGAACCTTAGTTTCTAAGTTATCGGTTTTCTTAATAGTCCCAAGCCCTGGATTAGCTTTTCTCCAGTTCTTTCTATCAGTCCATTCGGACCTTTTATCTAACTCATAAATAATTGGTAAAAATCTTTCATCTTTGTAGCCTTCTGGATCATCAAATCCGTTAATAATCATTTCTGCTTCATCATACTTTAGGTCGTAAACTTGCTCTCTAACAGTCCCAGCAGTTGTGATCATAAATATTAAAGGTTGTTCTCTTGCTGATGTACCGTCTTTGATAACATCGTAAA